TCGAGAGAGGCACTCCGGCCTTGTCGATTGGAGTTCCCAAGCAATTCTCTCCGGTCGCCGTTCCATTCGTTGGAATCTGAGGATTGAGTCTCCACGCATCGCGAAACTCGGAAGCGTAGTCAATCGTAATCTGTATGTAGCCTTCTTCATTCGGGAGTTTATCTCCCGGCTCTGTGTTCTCGTAGGTGAACTCTACTTCCCACACATTGCGAGATTCGGCGATGTGCTTAATCGAGAACGCAGTCGCGAAGATCAATTTCTCATCGGGAAACTCTTCGCGGATGTCCGGCAACTCGACTCCGAAATGATCCTTGACCATCTTCGGAGACGTGATCGGAGCGGCATCATCCCAACAACGGAAAGTTCGGCTCGCGCTGACGCGGCCTCCGCTGTCGCTGAATCCTCGCGTCTCCTGCAACTCGACAAACTCGAAAGCCATCAGACGAATCCTCCACCAGTTCCAGAGTTCGCGACGAGCGTCTCGATGCCTCGAACCATGCGCTCATCGTTCCGCCGCTTGTCATTGTCCGGATACGCATCAAAGCGGAAAGTTCCGAGCGCAGTATTCGCGCCGGTGATGCCTGCGGCCTGCGAAGAGATGCGCTCTTCTTCGAGGCGCGTAGCCTCCGCGAATCGTCGCTCTTGATCGGCGTTTGCTTTCTCGCGAGCGCGAGCGGCCTCCTGATCGGCCTTCTCCTGCTCACGCTGCGCCTTCGCGATCGCATCGGCCTCGGCCTTCGCGATCTCATCTGCCGCGCGAGTCTCTTCTTGGATTCGAGCCTCAGCAGCGGCCTTGTCTGCGGCCTTCTGTTTGTCGAGTTTGTCGCGCGTCTCGTCGGCGTTGGCTTGGATCTTCGCTTCATACAGTCGACGAATCGCGTCAGCCTGCGCTTCGTTCGCGGCATCGGCGACTCGCAATTCCATTTCAGTCTGGAGACGCTCCTCTTCGTTCAAGCCTCGAAGGAAGATCGCGCGTTCCGCTTGGCCCGTGCGCTCAAGTTGGCGCATCTGCGCTTCGAACTCTGCCGCGCCTGCCTCCTGCTCAAGCCCAAAAGTCTGGCGAGCCTCTGCTTCTTGTCCCTGCGCGATCTTGCGCTGACGATCCGCTCGAGCCTGCGCGTCTGCGAGTTCCTGCTCGACACGCTCGGCGAACTGCTCGTTCGTCTCCGCGCCGAAAGCATTCATCAGCGAAGTACCGATCGCCGTTCCGATTCGATAGGCCGCGCCGATGATCGGCGTAGACTTCGCGAGGCCATCGAGCGCAGAGCCGATGCCTTCCTCTCCGGCTCGCTCCGCGAAATCCGCGACTCGATCGAGGAGTTGAATCGGATTGAGGAAGCCTTCGATCTTCTTCGAGACGCTCCCTGCGCTCTTCTGGAGCCATCCGCCGAACTTCGACTCATACTGCTTCGCTGCGCCTTCGGCTGACGCTGCGGCCTTCGACTCTGCCTCGACGAGATCGCGCTCCATTGCGGAGTAGTTCGCGCGAACGTCGATGTAAATGTCGCCGCCTTTCATGTGATGCTCCGCTCCACATATCGTCGCGCCCAGTCGCGCGAATCAGTCGGCGCATCCGTCTTCGATTCGTATCCCTTCAGGCAGAGCAGGAGATGACGATCGAATTCGGCGCACGTGAGATCGAGCGGATTCCCGAGGCCTGCGGCAGTTCGAGCGATGAGATGCGCCTCCGCGAGATAGTCGCGCGGCATCGGCTCGCGCGGAGGCCCAGTCAGTTTCCCGCTTGCTTCTCTTCTCGATCGTCTCCGCCGAATCCGAGCGCACGAAGCGCGATCTCTGTCGATCGCTTCGCGTCGACAGAATCCGCGATCAACTCGCCGAACTCGCTCGCGGCGCACAGAACGCGCAGGGAGCCTGCGAGCGTGTAGCAGTCCAGAACTAGGGACGAAGCGACGAGAGCGTCCCTACGGGCCTTCTCGACGGCCTGAAGCGAAACGGGAAGGCCTGCAATCTCTGCCGCCTTCCTCGCTTCGCTTGCTCGAATGTCTGCGAGTTCGTTCGTGAGCGCGATACGCTGACGAACGGTCAAAGGCCGAATCGCGACGACGCGACCGTCTGGAAGCGTCTCGTTCCAAGGGTGAACCATTAGTTCCTCTTCTTCGATTTGAGATGTGCGAGAAACTCGTCGCCGTTGGCAACGAGTGATCGATCGGATGCGCGGCGCACGGAATACGAGTCGAGATTCGAGATCCGTATTTGAGATGCGCTCATTGCATATCGAACCGCAGTCGATTCATCGATCGTACTAGGGGAAATCCTTCGATTGATAATCAATCCTTCTGTCGTGACAAGCGTGACGATCCAGTCATTCTCAGAAGGAGAAAACAAAAGAGTTTCTTTAGACGACTGGCTCATGCGATCCAAGTGACAACTGGAGCGGTTCCGTCTGCTGTTTCGAAATTGACTGTACAAGTCAACTCTCCGGCAGGGGAAGCATTGAAAGCGAATGCAGAAAATGCACAGTTCGAAACGATCTTGGTATCTGAAGTGCCTGCGCCATTCCAAAGCGCGAGAGTCACAATCGGGCGCGTTGCTGTGCTGTCCTGCAAACTCGTCAGGATATTAATCATTGTTGTCGATGCGGTTGTTGTCGCCGTAGTGTCCTGCCCAACAAGACAAGCCAAAGTACCCGCGAGGTTTTGCATTCCCAGCCGCGTCCTTTTGGCCGTGTCTCCGAATCCAGTTTGGTCAAATTGCAGGCGAGTCAGATTCGCAGCATAACTCTGAACTCGCAAAAAAGTTTGCGAGTTTGTTCCGAAGGTAACTTCGACGTTTCCGTCGCTTCCCACTAAATACCGATCGACTGGCATTTTTTGCTCCTTAGATATCGTGCGCGATGAAACGCCACCGCTCTACCATCGTCCAACCATCATCAGCGAATGATGGCACACCGCGCTCGATGCGAACGCCTCGAAGCGCGTCGAATCCCGTGACCGTGATGGGAGTCGAGAAGGCCGTCGCCAGTCCATCCGATACGAGATAGATGTCTGTGCCTCCGCGATTGTCATACTGAGTCGCGAACTCGATCTCGACTTCGTGCCGAGTGATCGAGCCGAAGAACGGAGTCGTCCTCACGGTCGCCGTGTAGACAAGAAGCGGAAGCCTCGCGTCTGCCGGAGCGGAGTTGTAGTAAATCCGCGAAGTGAGTTCAGCCGTCAGCGCGGTCGTCGCGTATAGCCGACCTTTGATCGCGTCGAGAATTGCCTTGCTCATGGAGTCCTCGCGAATGCTCGCTTGACCGCGATCTTGATGAAGCGTTGCGAGATGTTGGAAATCTGCGGAAGCGTAGGCTTGATGTAAGGCCTTGGCTTCATGCGACGAGTTCCGAATTCAAGCATCGGAGCGTACGGGACATTGCTTCCGTATCGAAGCACCACAGCGCGACCGTTCTCGAAGATATTCGCGAATCCGTCCGGACGATTGCCGACCGTTTCGACGCTCCACGAAGCGCGGAGTCGATTCGTATTCACGGCAGGAGATTGACCGGGAAGCGAGGCGCGATGGTAGCCACGCGCTCGAAGATTCCTGCCCTTCGCATTTCCCTTCGCGACTCGATACAGAAAGCCCATTCCGGGCTTCGACAACTGACGGCGCACAAGTCGAGCAGATCCGACGAGTGTTGCGTTCATTCCTTCGCGAAGGCCGACTCGCATCGTTTCGAGAATCGCGTCGTGATTGAACTTCGCGCCGCTCATATTTCCTCATCGTATTCAGGGTTGATCTCGACAGCGTCGACGACAGTCATATTCAAATGAGACGACGCTCCGCTCTGGCCGAGTTCGCCGGGATTCGTCGTTCCCGTGACTCGCCATTGCCGAGCAGGAAGAACGATCGAATCGTGGATCTCGGCATCGACCGAGATATCGAGTGCGCCTTCGAAGTAGATCGTCACGTTGCGTCTGCCGTTGATTCGGCCTTGAAAGACTTGATCCGATTGTCCGCTCGGCTGAATGAATCCGCGAGCCTCGAACTCTCGACCATACGTGCGAGTGACGCTCCCGTCCGTCTCGACAGCGTATACCGGGATGCGAACTTGAAGGAGGATTCCGAACTGCGAGATCATGCTCTCGATGCTCATCGAAGCCTCCGATATGAATCGAGAACCATCTTCGTCGAGGCATCAAGATCGGAAACGGATCGAAGCGAATACGAGTATCCACCGAGCGATTCGCTCTGGAGGCTCGGATCTCGCTTTCGAGAGTTGAATAGTTTAGATGCCATCTCGATCGTCGTTTGCTGAAGATCGAAAGGAATCGTCGCGTATCCGCCTGTGTAGTCGACGAGGAATCCGCGATACCGATGGAGCGTCGGCCCGTAAATGATGCCTCGATCGTAGTCGACGGCATAGTCGGTCAGACCATCGTTCGGAGCCTCAAGGATTGCCGTCTGCTTCTTCAGATCGATGCCTGCGAGTTTCCGCAGATAGTGCGACTTTGTGTTGACGATCGTCGTCGCAGCGAATCCAGTCGTTCCGGAAATCGCAGAAGCCATCTCTGCAACTGTGTCGTGACTTGCGAAAGTGAGCGTTGTCGATGTCTCGTGTCCGTTCGATGCCACTCGGAATAGATGGATGTGATCTCCGTTCACCGAGATCGTCGAGACGATATCGCTCGCGAGATTCGAGACGACCGAAAGCACGTTGTCGCCTCCGACTCCAACGAACCTCACGTTCTCGATCGGATGATGCCGAAGCGCGACTCGATCGGCCCCGTATGTATCGTGCCACTCGTAGTATCGCTGAGAGACGAAGTTCCGAGCACAGTATCGCTGAATGTAGTCACTCGCTCGGTCGATCAGGCTCTCCATCAGCGCGTCGTCGGTCGTCGTCGTCACGCCGAGATACGCTTTGAGGCTTGTCAAGGTCGTCAGCGAGTTCGTTGCTACTGCCATCGGCTCTCCTTGCCTTCTTCTTCGGCGTTTGAATCAGTCGAGTCGAATCCACGAAGAGCGGAGCAGGCTCGACGACGTGCCTCGCGTAGCCTTTCGAGACGAGAATCTTCGCGACATCTGGAGTCACATTCACGATCGTTCCGGGACGAAGATCGCGCCGACCGACTCCGTTCTCATGGATCGCACAGTTGCGAAGGACGATCAGAATGTCATGCATTCGGTCGGCCTCCCGTCATCATGGTATTTCGAAAGGTATTGCGTGATTGCCGTGCAATTCTCCGAAGGCCAAGTGACGACGTTTTGAAGATGCCCGATGCGAACGCGAGGACAGAGGCAAATTTTCCTGCCTGCTTCTCGAAGGCGATTCCAGAAATGGATGTCGTCATCGACTCGGCCTTCTCCCCAGTTGCCGTCCTTGTTGGGAACTCCGAGGAAGAGAGGACGAGGAAGATCACGAATTGCATCAAGGCGAATCAGCGTCAGGCCGAAGTGACCCGTGTTCATTTCGAGAGCGTCTGTGTAGAGACGATCTTCCGTCATTTCTTTCAGAAGCGTTCCGTCGTCGTTCTTGATCGAGAAGAGCGGCAGATCTTTGTCTCGTCCGATCTGAAGAGGACAGAGCGCGGCAACGTCTGGTCGCGTCTCCATGACTTGCCACAATCGGATGATGTCTTCAGCGTCGAAGATCGAATCGTAGTCAACCGTCAGAACGTACTTCACGCCTTCCATCGTGAGGCAAGTTTCGAGAAGACGTTCGAGGCATTGCCCCCAGAAGACTCCGGTCGCTCGCGTGACATCAAAGCCAAGCGAGGCCGCCGCATGATGCAGAACGCCTTGAGTATCTGTCCAACAAACGCGAGGAAGCGACATGATGCAATGGATATCTCGCATCGGACGATTCGGAAACGGACGCGCAAACTTGCGAGCGACGACTGAAATCTTCGTCTTCGTTTCGTTCCATGCCCATCCATTCTTCCCGCGAGACACTTCAAAGCCTGCGAGATTCAGAACGCGAGAGAGTTTCTCGCGATTCCAAAGCGACTTCGCGCCTTCACCGATGAGCATCTTCTCCGTCTCTGGCTCTCCGTCGTTGTAGGCTTTCATCACTCCGTCGAGATCAGGCACTTCGAGCCGGAGTTCGCCTCCGTCTTTGAGTTGCGATGCGATCGAACGAAGCCATTGAATCGCGTCCTCTGTGCGAATTTGCGTCAAGCCCGAGCCAATGTCCGCGCCGTCCTTCAGTTCTTCCATGATGTCTCCTTGCCGTGAGGCTCTGGAATGATAGAGGGGAGGCGGATTTGCCGCCTCCCCACCGGAAAAAGAAAGAGGCTCGAACTTCAAAGCATGAAGAAGTTTGTCACGCCTGACTCCGTGGCGGATGCCACTCCATCGTTCGGATTCGTGAGCATGAATGCCACCGTGTGACGCGCGGAAACTGCGCCTCCGGTGAACTTCAGGTATCGCTTGCGTCCCTTCAAAGAGAAACCCAAAACGATTTTTGGCTGAGTAGCAGCGATGGAAGCAGTTGAAGGAGTGAAGTCTGTACCGGTCACGAGTCCCGGCATAGCCTCCCACGTCGAGTTGTCGTCGCTCTGCTCGATCTTGGTATTGCTTGCAACGCTCGAAATTGTTCCGTCGACTGTCGATGCCATGACGACCATCGCATAAGAAAAACCGCGAGTATCAACGGAACCAGTAATGGTCGTCGATCCTGCGTTTTGTACAGCCGTAACGATCTTGACATTCTGAAGAGTATTCATATTTGTCCTTTCGTGATGTGGGCCGGGAGGATTTCTCCTCCCGGCCCCTATTCAGAAGTTCAGACCGTTGCTCCAGCAGCGGAGCCTTGCTCACTCGCGGAAACGATTCCGTCCGCCGCATTGCCCAAGTCGCAAGTCACAAGGAGAGCATCGCCGGAGTTCGGCCCATACGTCACCTTGAGATATCGCTTGCGACCTCGAAGGTCGACGTTGTAGACCATCTTGGCGATAGTCGTCGCGATGGCCGCAGTCGATGAGATCGGACTAGGCGTTGCGCCTGAAACCGTGCTAAATGAAGCGGTTGCATTGTCGCTCTCTTCGAGAACGTGACTCGATGACGCAGTACTCGGAGCGATTGTGCTTGCAATTCCGAAGACGGTAATCGTCGCGTATGAAAAACCGCGAGTGTCGAACGTCGACGTGATTTGCGTGACGGTCGTTCCATTGCCGCCGCCGGAAATGATTCGGGAGATATTTCTCATGTGTGTTTTCTCCTTTGAATCAGAGGGTCATCTTGATCATTGCGCCGGAGACCGACGACGATCCGACGTTCGCGCAAACGATGTCAACGCGCTCGGTTCCACGAACAACGCGCTCGTCCTGCTCGAAGGCGTTGAGAGCCGAATCGCTAAACGCGATCGAGGTCGCGCGGCGATCGCCGAGATAGCAGGCTTGCGAAAGGTCGCCGATGTAAGCGAAGACTGCGCCGCCGCTTTCGGTTGCCGGAATCACTTGCGTGTATTCAACGGGATATCCGAAGAATCGAGGCTCGCGAATTCCTGCGGTCATCTCTGCGGCAGTCACGCCGCCAGCGGTCAATGCGAGACGTTCGAAGACGCCAGAGTATGCCGCTCGCGAGCAGTAGATCTTGACGTTGCCTCGTTGATAAGCCCATTGCGGCAACTTCTTGAAGCCTCCCGAAACTTCCGCGACCAACACGCCAGAGTATGCCGACGCTGCGCCGTCGCTGATTTGGAAGGTCGGATCAGAGAGAGCAGTATTCAGCCCGACAACGCCGCCGTAGGTTGACGTGCCGTCTCCGTTGAATCCTGCATCGTCTTCCTTGAATGCGAACTGGTACGCGATTTCGTTCGCGACATCGCTCGCGAGGTCGATGATCGAGTCTTCGAGGAGTTCGTTCGAGACGGTCGTTAGCGCGGTCAACTTCTTCGCGACGAGTTGCACGTTGTCGAAGCCCATCGTCGACTCGGTCGCGGCGATCGCTTCGCCGACCCAGAACGCCGTGAGGCCCGTATTCTTGCGAGGGATGCGGAGCGTGTCGCTCGTCATTCGGTAGATCTTCGCGTTGCGACGGAAGACACCGTACTGCTCGCGAAGCGTGACGAGTTCAGCGGCCATCTCGTCAGGAACGAGGAAGCCACCTTGCGAGTTCACGCCTTCAGTGTGAGCCTTGATCGTGATGCCGAAGTTCTTGCAATTCTCGACCGACTTCTTGTGGCCGAGAGTCGCGAGGCACCACGTGCCGAACTTCCAAGCCATCTCCTTCGAGGAGAACGCCTTGCGGCCTGCGCTGTACACGCGAGCGCGTTCCCAAGGCTTGTCGTCGACGTTGGCGACTGCCGAGAGGCCGCGCGGCATCGCATCGAGACGCGAAGCGACTTCGCGACGGATCGACTTCGAGATCTGCTCCTTGTCCTCTTCGCTCATCATGTCGGTCGATGGAGCAGCGGCAGCGATCGTCACGTCGAGCGTGTCTGGATCAACGGCCATGCCTTCAGCATCGGTAATCATGTAGCCTTCGAGGATAAGTTTCTTCTGCATTGCCACGCCGTCCGCACCCTTGATGCGAGCGGCCTTTTCAAGCGCGTTCTTGAACTGATCGAGATTCATCGTCTTCATGTCTGTACCTTTCGAATTCAAAGAAACAACTCTTCTCTTCCGAGCGAGGCCGCGTTTCAAGCGAAGTGCTGTGAGCGTTGCCGAACGTCAGAGCCAGAGCCGACCGCGAGCGCGAGCAATTTCGCGCTCTACAGTTTCAGAGAGCATGATCGACCGTGCCGCCTTTGTAGATGAGTGCGCCGGAATCGAAATCGAAACGACCGTGCGCTTCGGAGGCTCGATGCCAAACCATTTCCGCGCGGAAGCAGGCGAACAGATTCCCTTCTTCACGGCTGTGATGAGTGCCTCCGGATTCGCCTGCAATGGAGCGAGCGAGACTTCGAGCAGTTTCCATCGCGAGTAGATCGTTTTCACGTCCTCGCCGTATTTCTTCTTGTCGATGTCTGTCGCGCGGCGCACTCCTCCGGCCTCCGGCACGTATCCGACCGAGACTGCGCGGACGATGCCTTGGCCGACGAGAGCAGCGGCGACCTCGGGAAAGAAATCGCCAGAGTATCCGTCAGGCCGCTTTGCGAAGACGAAGTCGCCAACGATGTCGCGCTCTCGACGCTTGAGGCCGACCGTCGTTCCGACTGGCTCGGCGTAGTCGTGATTCCAGAAGAGCGTCGGATTCTGCTCGAACTCCTTCGAGTTCATTCCGGCAGGGATCAAGACCTCGCCGTCGCGATCGAGCGTCTCTGCCGTGATGATTGCGGTGAATCCCTTCGCTGTCGAAGTGAGTTCCGCACCGAGTGCCTTCCGCTTCAGATCGTTCATCGCATGATCCTTTCGACTTGAGCGTCAATCGCTGCAATCTCTTCTGCATTCTCCGCGATGATCTGGCGGAGATTCTCTGCTTCCGCTTCAGCGAGTTCGCGCTCTGCTTGCTGCATTTCTGCTTCGAACTCGTCATCGAGCCGAGGCTGAAGAGCGCATCGGCAGTTCGGATGCAAAGGAGGCCCGTCGATCGCTTCATAATCGGCGACCATGATTCCGCCGTCCTTCCCGATGATCTCCGAGCCTTCACCGTAGAAAGAGTCTTCGAGGCCGACAGCGTTCTTCGAGAACGCATCGCTCGCGGCCTCGCAGAACTCGCAAGGATCAGGCGCGAGTAGCCACGTCTTCCCGCTGACTACGCCAGATGCCTTCCATGCTTCGACCTCAGCGCGTCGGCTCGCGCGTTGCGCTTCCGTTCGAGCGATCGTCAAAGCGCGGCGAGTCGTTGCGCGTTCCGCGTCTCCGTCCTTGATCGCCCACGTCTTCACGCGCTCCGCGATCTCTGGAATCGTCTCGCCATTCGCGACTCCGTCTCCGATGACCTTCGAGAACTTGACTGCCGTCCATCGGTTCGTCGAGTCTGCCGCGCGATTCGCGAGACGGATCGACTCTGTTCGAGCGTATGCCTTTAGATCCTCGCCGTGCTTGTCGAAGTTCACCGGAAGAGCCTTGATCTTTTCAAGCGTCGTCTTCCCGAGGATGATCCCTGCGGCGAGCGAGTCTTCGAGATACGGTCGAAGCGCGTCGACGATGTCCTTGCGCCACTTCTTCGATTCGAGAAGAGACTGCACTTCTGCGGCGAGTTCTTGAGTCGGAGCGTCCTGCTTCGCAATGCGTTCGAGGACGGCCTTGACTTGTCGATCGAAGATGCGACCGACGCTCTTGCCGAGTTCATCCTCGCGCTTCGTGATCTTGTCGAACTCCTTGAGCGCGTCCTTGCCGAGATCCTTCGTGAGAACGTGCGGCGGATCAATCTCGTCGGCCTCGATCATCTTCGTCCAGAGATCAGAGAGAAGAGATTTCTTTGGCTTCATTGCCGGAGCAGCGTTTGCCTTCGGATCGCTCGAATTCGCATAGATGAGATTCACCGCATCGGAGATCGGTAGTTTCGATTCCTTGCCGGAGTCATCCTTCAGCGTGACCGTCGTTCCGGTCGCCGATGGCTTCCATGCTGTCATCTGGTAGCCCATCGCTCGGAACGCATTCTCTGCGACATCAATCGTGATCCGCGAAGGCTTCGCAGGGAGTTCGACCGAGTGCGACTGTGGCTTTGCCATGCCTTCCGCCGGAGGAGATCCCTTCGCAGGCTTCGACGTGCGAGGCTTCTTTGGAGCCTTTGGTTTGTCGCTCGCAGGCTTCGATTCCTTCGGAGCCGAAGACGATTCGCTCGATCCGCCGCCGCCGCTTGATCCTCCGCAAGTGTTGCCTTCCTCGAATCCTTCAGAGCCGACACCGCAGTTCTTTCCCTCGATGCAGTCGATCTCTTCTGCGATGTCTTCGAGTGCCTTCGTCCAAGCGTCGTCGATCGAGAGTCCTTCGAATGGATCGCTGTCGCATCCGCAACCGCAGGCAGATTTCTTCGCATCGCTCTTCTTTGGATGGTCGTCCGGCAGAAGATCGAAGTCGGTTGTGTAGTCAGCATCCTCTGGCTTGCCACGACGAACGAGAGTCAGAAACGCATTTACTCGCGCAATGGCCCATTGCTCGCGACCGACTCCGGTGCGATGGCTCGTCGAGAACGCTCCTGCGCCGCGGCGATAGACGGCCTTCAGCATTCCGAGATCGACGCGCTTCCCTTTCTCGTCTCCGTGCTTCTCGTTGTGTTCGTCGACCTTCGCTCGAAGAGCATTCTCTGTGGATTCGCTGATCTCGATTCCGCCGCGCGATCCGCTCGCGGAGCCTTCCTCGTTGCGATCGCTTCCGCTGATGCGCTCCGATGGCTTGGCAGGAGGATCGCCGCCGCCGTTCTTCGAGGAGCATCCGCAGGCGCATTTCTTATTCCGCTCGGAGTTGCGCTCGCGCTCTCGATCGAACTCCTCGATCTTGCGCTTTGCCCAAGCGAAGCCGTCGTCGCCTCCCCAACCGTACCAAGCCTGCCATCCCTTGCCTTGCTCGTCCCAAGTGGAGCCTTGCTTGTCGACTTCGTGACGCTCGAAGTACGAAGCCATGCGGCGGATCGTATCTTCAGAGAGGCGAACTCGATTCATCAAGTCGCGAGCGCGAGCGATTCCGACTGCCGTCATTCCGCGCTCGCTCTCGGGCTTGCGAGCGCGAACTTCGAGAGCGCGGCGAGCATTGTCGGCGACCGACTGCGGAGGACGAGTGTCGATGTCGCCGATTGCCTTCGTCTCGATCTCGTCGAGCGTCTTCCCTTCGGCGCACATCGAATAGGCGATCGCGACTGCCTGATCTTGCGGGTAGCCTTCCTCGATCAACGTCGGAATCTTCTCCGAGACACAATCCGAGAGCGCGTCCTTCTGTTCTGGCTGTGTCGGAAGCATCGGAGGCTCCTCGATCTCGTTTGAGGCATCCAGAGGCCCCGTGAGGCCGTCCGGCGCACTCGAAGCCATACCGAGAGGCGCGACAGGCGCAGGGCCGCCGAGAGGCTGTCCGTTGACGAGAAGAGCGTCGGCCATCGGATCTTCGACTGGCTCAAGGCCTTCGCGCATTCTCGCCTCGTTCGCGGTCATGATCCCGCCTGCAACCATCGAGCGGAGTTTCTCGAATGCGAATCGCTCATCTTCGGAAACTGGATTGTCATAGCAGAGGAACGCATCCCCTTCGATATTGAAGAGCGGAAGGAGATTCTGATTCAGCGTCTCCTCATCCATGCGAAGCAGCGGCAAGATCGTCGTCTGCTTCCATGATGCGAAGCCTACGGTCGCGCTCGCGAGATTCGGATCGTTCGCCTTGAGCATCGAGACGGGAACGCCGAAGACTGCGGCGATCTCTTCGACGATCTGCTCGCGGCCTGCGAGATCCTTCGGAGGGAAAGAAAGAGGCTTGAGGTCGATGTCTGCCGTCGTCGTGAGGAAGCGTCCGGTGCGCTTCGATCCGCGAAGTTTCTCGTCGATCGAGACTTCGAGCCGTTCGAGTTCGTCGTCGTGTGCAGGCGACTTCACGACGAGGAGATAGTCAGGACGCGCCTTGTTCGCGAAGAACGCGACATCCATCTCGTGAATGGCTTCGTTCGCCATGATCGCGCCCCAAGCGGCCTCGACCTTCCCAATGCCGTAGTACATATCCGCCGGATTCGGTCGCTTGAAATGGATCACTTCATCCGGCGCGTATGTGTTCTCGCGCTTCTGCTCTTCGGTCGCGCCGTAGCGATATTCCTTGATGAAGTCTTCGCCTTGCTGACCGGGGACGACTTCGACAAATTGCGAAGGCATATTCCAGAGTTGCACCGGAACGCCGAGACGCTGATCGATTACTGGATGCACGTACGCGTTGCCCGTCAACTCTCCGTACAGAACGCGGAGGACGGTCGCATCGAATCCGTTTTGGTAGGGGTTGACCTTCGAGAGTAACTGGAGGATCGGATGCGCGTCGTCGACGACCTCGAAGTCGTCTCCGTACTCTGCGGCCTTCGTGAGCGCGTATCGACTTGGTCGCTGTTCGAGATCTCCGAAGAGATATGCCTTCGTGCGGCGCGAAGCCTTGCGCGTGTTCCAGAGTTTCGTCGACTGACTCTTATTCCGAACGTACAAGCGAAGAGGCTGACTCGCGACAGCGACGGCATTCAGATTCGCCGCCGCGTAGATCCAAGATCGATACGAGAGAACGGCGGATCGATAGTCAAACGGTGAACGCTTCGCAGGCTCGCCGCGAAGTATCGTCATCGAAGAATTGAAGTACTTCTCCGGAGTGAATGCCGCTTTGATTCGTGCGAGTAGATTCATCAGATGACTTTCACCATGAGAGGCCTTCGCGCTCGACGCGCGAGGACTGCGAGCGCGAGAGCGCAAACGCCGTCGTCGTGTCCGACTGTCGCCTCATAGGAGACGTTCCTTCCTGAGTATCGGAAGCCAAACGACTCAAGTTCACTCCGAAGCCAACCATCGGGAAAGCGGATATCCGCAGTCGAGATCGCGATCTGTAGGCCTTCCATGAGTTGCTGCTTGCTCTGGCTTGTGAATTTAAAGCCTTCGGTTCTTCGACAAACCTTGCGAAGATCTTCGACGATCGGATCTCCGACTCCGGTCGAATCGATCTGCGCCGGAGCATTGCCGATCATCTTCGCGAGTCGCTCGCGCGTGACGTTCCACGGTGCTTGCCATCGTTCGAGCCGACAGACGCGGCCCTCAGCATCGAGGCCGACTGCGACCGTCCAGTCTTGGCTCTTCGCGAGATCGACTCCCCAAGCCTCTGGAGTTGCCGTCGACATCGGCGCGATGCAAGCGCGGATCGCATCGAGGCCGAACGGATTGCCTCCGTCCTCTGCGGGAATGCCTTCAAGTTCCTGATCGGCGATTGCCTTCGGCAGACTCGCTCGCATGGCTTCGACTTCCGCAGGATCGAGAAACGGATTCGACATCGAGCCGATTCGGAACGCGGCCCATGCGCCAGTCGTGTCTCCTTCCGCTTCGAGGAATAGACGATGAAAATCGCCTGTACCTTTCGGCGTTCCGGCGAAGATCGCGCTTCCCTTTCGATCGGCGAGAGTCGGTCGAATCGCCGCTCGCCAGATGTCGAGAAGGCCGACGACGAATCCGGCCTCGTCGATCGCGACTCGATCATAGAAACGGCCTCGGCCTGCGTCAGCGTCTTCGAGCGTCCAGAAGTCGATCGTGCCTCCGGTTGAAAGTTCGATGCGCTTCTCGACTCGATCGTGCTTTGAGATGAGCGGCAGGAGAGCGCGTTCAAGATCGCGAACTGGCTCGGCAAGGTACTTGTATGAAGGCGCGAACCATGCCGTCCTCCTGCCTCGGATCGCGTCGTTGAGAATAACGAACTCTTCGAATTTCGTCTTTCCCCAACGACGGCCGATCTCAAGCACGTTGAATCGTCGCAGTCGACGGAAGACATCGAGTTGCGAAGCATGAAGAACCGACTCTGGAGTTGGAACGCGAATCTTCACGCGCTATCCGCGAGCCGAGGCTTCGGAGCCTCGAACGGCTCGATCGTGACGACCTCTTCGCGCCTCGTCTCATCAATCTTCTCGCGCTGTCCAAGATGCTGCTTGCCGAGCCAAATCAGCATCGCGACGTTGCCTTCCTTCGCCTTCTCATACTGCCAACGGCGAAGGCTCATCCTCATCTCATCGTATCCCTTGTTGATCTCGGTTCGGCATCGGCGACGAATCGTCGGTTCTGCAACTCCGCAGATCGTCGCGATCTCGGCATGAGTGCATCCGATCGAGGCGAGAGATTGAACAAGTTTGAAGTCGATTTGTGCGCGAGGCCTACCCATTCGCTTCCTCCGCATTCAATCGCTCGATGATCTCAAGCAGGCGGATCTCCTGCTCGCGGCGCACGTCTGCCGCGATTTCGCTCGCGCGATGCACGTCGACGAGTGAAGGATGAACCCACCAGTCTTCAACCGGAACGAGGAGATATCCGCTCTCGTTCTTCGCGATCATTCGCACGTTCTCGGCGACTCGGCGATATCCGTAGCCTTGCAAGATGCCTTCCATCGCGAACTTAATCGATTCTTTCCCGCGATAGAGATCATGCTCGACGGTCGCGATCGCGAATGTCATCTGATCGAGCGGAAGGCCGTATAGCGCGGCGAGCGTCGACTCTGGCGGTTCAAGATCAAGCGAGAGATAGTCGAGCGTCCCTTCATTCGCATCCGCGAGCGTGAGGATGTCTTCCATCAGTTTCGGATCAAGCGCGTTTCCGTAGAAGAGATTCCGCGCATCGCGTTCGGCCTTCAACTGCTCGACTGTCTCGATGTCGGCAAGGATGCCGCGCCATCCGGCGTACTTCTCAAGGCCGAATGTGTTCGAGTAGTTCTGCGGATGTCCTGCGCCGAGGTCGACGAAGAGTCCGCCTTGCTTGCGATCGAGCGTGAGCGAGACAAACACATCCTGCCCTGCCTGCGAGAAGTTTCGCAGTTCCGTTCCTTCTTCTTGCTCCATGATGTCTCCTTTATGCGGCGAGGATCGCATCTCGTCGAGCCTGCGTCAAGATCGAGACTGCGACGAGATAATCCATGCCTGCGATCGTCATCGAGTCGCCTGCGTCGATCTCCTGCGCTGCTTGCGCGAAGGTTAAGAATCGCCAGACGATCGGATCGGAAACAGCGCGGCCTCGAACTATCTCAAGTTCCGACTCGGTGAATCGCTGAATGAACTCGAAGGCCGTCCATCGAGGATATCGAAACGTGCCGAGATCATAGATGAGGCCGACTTGCGCCGAGCCATCGTTCGGAACGCATCCGTCCGGCCTTTGATCGGCGACGACGAGAGAGATGACCACGTTTCGAGAATCCAGTTGCGCGAAGTTCATCGATTCACTTCCTGTCTGAATTCGAGGTTGTCGATGTAGAAAGTTCTCGATGTCGTTCCAAGTGCTTTGATGATCATCGCGAGTAGGCCTGCGGTGATCGATGTTCCGCTCTGAAGATTCGCGGTCACGGTTGCGACTCTCACGCCGTCGATGAAGAACTCGGAGATCGAGGCATCTGGATTGATGATGATCTCAAGTCGATACCAAGTCGACGCGGCGACTGTGATACCCGTATCGACCTGCGTCAATGTCGACGCGCTGTCGACGACGTTCACTTGCCACTTGCCGGAGTTGATGTTGTCTCGATATCGAAACACTCCTCCGCAGGCTTCCGTGATGAGCGTCGTCTGATTGCCGAATCCGATCTTGAGGCCGTATCGATTCGTGCCATCCGAGAGAGAGGAAGGCGTGAGGATCATCGCGGACATCGAGAGCCGACCGTATCCAAATAGGATCTGGTCGACGAGCGGAGTCTGGATCTGTGCGCGTCCCGTCGTCGTTGTTCCTGTCGCGAGCGATGCGATTCCGTATCTGCCGGATACTGCGCCGATCGCGCCAAGGACGGAAGTGAAAGCGACGGTGGCCCCGGTTCCAGAAGTCGCGGACGCGAACGGCGAGACGATGGCCATATCTGAAGCCTGCACGATGAACGCGCGAGGATCGTCATAGTCTGGCTCGATCGGGATGAGTCGATTCATTTCTTGCCTCGCGCTCGATCGAATCCGTGCAACTTCTCAAACTCGACAAGTGCCTGCGGATGAACTCGGCGATCCTTTGAGAACGGGATTCGAATCCCTCGAAGAATTCCGTTGTCGATCCACTTCGAGACGGTTCTCATCGAAACTCCGAGACGTGCAGCGACTTGGCCCGTCGTCAGCCACGGGACATTCATCTCGCCCTCGATCGAGAGCGGAGGCTGAATGCGCGACTTGGCTTTATTCGTCGACATATGAAGGAGGAACGAGATAGTAGCCTTCAGGAATCTCGACGCGATTCGCGGAGAGTGTCCACTCGCCATTCTCGCGAATGTAGACGTGTCCTTTCACATCCGGCCCGATTCGGATCGGAGACGACTCACGGACGAGTACCGTCCTTGGGCCGCAGGCCGTCAGAAATACGCTTCCCTGCACGAGAGAGAGAGTCAGGATCTTCTTGACCATCGGTTGCCTTCTTTCCTTTGTCGAATCGCTTCTCGATCCAAACGAGGATCGCGACGACGAGTGACGTGACGAACTCAAGCATCTTCGCCTTCGAGAGCGCGGATGCGAGCGCGAAGCGATTCGATCTCATCCGCTGCCGTCTTAAGTTCGTTTCGCACTTCGTGCCACAGAGAGAATAGAGGAGCATCGGAGAGAACGCGGAGTCGCGACGGCGAGTCAGTCGCGCGAGCAAGCCTCTCTCGGTATTCGAGCGCGACGGCGAGCGTCTGCTCAAGGTCGATCATCGGATGCCTTCTTGCTGACTCGATACCTTCGCGTCCCGCGCGAGGATGAGGCCGATGCCTGCCATGATCGCCGCAGCGACCGCGCCCCAGTCCGCGACCGTCACGGGATCGCCGTCGAATTCAGCCTTCGCCGCGCCTGCGATCGCGACCACGATCGCGAGGATTCCTGTCGTCGTTGTGCGCCAAGATGCCTTCGTCATTTGATCCGCCTTTCGAGCGATTCTAGTCGCCTCTGGATATCTTCGAGTGTTCTGGAATGGCTCGCGTCATTCACCGCCGCAGAGGCCTGCGCCTTCGCGAGATCCTGCACCGTCTCCGCGAGTTTGTCGATGTCGGTTCTCGCGACTTCGAGTTCCTTGGATTTCGCGCCAAACGTGAATACGAGTGCGGAGAATCCGACGATCATCGTCGCGATCTGGCCGATGCCGATCGCAGTCGCAAGCACGTTCTTCTGTGAGCCTTCCGCCATGCTTCGAAGATCGGCATCGGCGCGTTTCGACTCGCGTCCGCTCCTTTTGTTGCACGATCAAAAAGAGACTCGCCGTTCAGCGCGAACGGCGAGCCGGAGACGCATCGACCAGAGGCGGATCGACGCGGGAGTTGGTTACGAGAGGCATCCTGCGAGGGAGAACGATAGCAGGAGCATGACCATGAGCCAGAGGGTAAAGGCCGCGATCGCTTCCTTCAGATTCGGGAAGAAGTTGTCGCGGTCGCTGTGCATTTCATCGAGTCCGTCGTTCATTCCGTCCTCCTGATCGAGATTTCGACTCTCGGCGCGTCTCGATCGACTTCGAGCCGTACGGGAAGATGCGTGAGATTCGCGTCGTCTTCGACGATGCCTGCCGAGGCGATTCCGTCGAAAGCGGCCTTGAGCGAGGCGAGCAGATTGTCTCGGTCACGCCGTCGCCGATCGCGGAAGAAGAAGACAGACTCGACCTCGGCGGCCTTCCATCGGCTCGGGAAACGCTGAGAGACGAAGAAGGAGATCGAGCGGTACTGCTTGATGGCTCTCGCCTTCGCCTGCCAACACACGCGAGCATTCGGCGAGAGTTGCTTTGCCGGAAGCGGAAGGACGATCCGGATCGTCATTCCATCAGGAGTCATCGACGCATCGGAACGCGCCTGCCGCGTCGGTTGCGCGGCGAGCGCGGACGACGTGCGTCCAGAGGCTCGCGTCGTTGTTCTCGCGCCATTTGCGCCATGCGTGAACTTCGCGCCGGAGGACATTCGCTTCGCGGACGAGCGCGAAGTTCCGCCGCCGGAGTTCGGCGAGTTGCAAGACGAGCCCTTCGATGTCTTCTTTGCTTTCCATGCCATCGCTGTTTCGTCCTCTGGAGAGTGTGGCTTGCGTCCTCATTTGCTCCTTCTCTTCTTTGCATCAATCTGCTCGCGAAGTCGCTTGATCTCTTCCGATGCGTACCACATGATTTTTTCCTGCCTCGAAATGAGATCACTCGCATCGGAAACTTGCGCTGCGAAATGAGCGAGAGTCAAGGTCAGATCTTGGCTTGTCAAACTTTGGTGTCGAAGAAACTCCTTCAAGATCGCAAGTCGATGATGGATGTTGTTGGTTTGGTTCTTGTGCGCCTCAAGCAATGCGAGAACGTCGTCGGTCATTTGCTCATCCTCCGCGCCTGAAGTTCGCGGATATCCGCTTGCTTCTCTTTGATCTCCTCGCGGAGTTTCGCGATCTCTCCTCGGATTCGTGCGATGCGAGTCTCAATCGAGATATGAGAGTTCCACGGATGCGATGGCTTCGGTTTGACGACGGTCATGCGCTCGCCTCCTTGAAGCAGTCCCAACCGCGAGCGCGAGCGGCATCCTCCGCGCTGATCTCCGTCAATAGATGCACGATCCCTTTCTGGTCGACGACATTCAATCCTGTCGGATCGTATCGAGCGTAGATGCAAAAGAGTTGTCGCGCATAGTCTCGCTCGACGCGCAGTTTGTCGTTCTCGGCGCGAAGTCGATCTCGCTCCTGCGCCAGAGCAAAGAAAGCGAGTTTGATCTCATGCAAGTCGATGAGGCCGAGATTGTGCGAATCATGCTCGTCGTCTCGATCAGCGTGAGGATCTTCCGATTGAAGTTCGAGAAGCCAGTTTTGAAGTTCCTTGAACCGTTTCTCGATGCGCTCAAATTCCGTCATTGTTCTTCCTCGTCTTTCTTGAGTTGCCAAACAATCATGAGACATCCTCTCGTCGACATCCTTCGAATGTGAGCATCCTGAAGCCATCCTGCTCGTACGAGTTCTGTTCGGCGTTTGCCTATTGAGTTCTGATATATGCCAGTTACAAAAGCAAGTTCCTCATCTGTCAAGCCTTCTGGATATGCGCGGAAGGCGTTGAGCGCGATCATGCGTTGAGTCCCTGCTTTTGTTGAGACCTTCTTCGCGGCCTCGATGGATGTCTCTCGATCGTTGGTGCGGTGCATACCGAGCGCGAATAGCGAGCCTTCCGGCGGCGGCGCGTTTCCGGCTCGCATCATCGGATCATGCTTCATCGCTCCTCCTCTCTGCGCTCGATGCGAATCGTGCGATCGAAGCACAATGCGACGGTGATCTTCGCGTCCTTCGGAACTCGCTTCATTTCGAGGAATCCGAGATCATCGCCGTTCTCGGCGATGAGCCAGATTCGATCGCCTTCGTAGGCCTGCCGGATGACGCGGCCAAAGTGCGACGGTTTGTCGATCGGTTGTTTCATACGGTGGCCTCCTCTCCTTGGGAGGGAGCATTGCTGCTCCCTCCCGTCCGAGGAGACGGCGCGTCCTGCGCTTTCGGATTTCCGATGATAGCAGCACGGTCGAGCATTCCGCGAATCCATTGCATTGCGACGAGATCTTCCTCGGTCGTCGCGATCGAGCGCGAGAGAAGAGATTCGAGGCCTTGTCGCGCTCGCTTGGATAGATACGGTCGATTCATTTGATCGAGATCCTTGTTCCTCGTTCCATGAGATTCGCGAATGGAAGATTCTCGCCTGCTTCGAGTCGAGCGCGAATCGCGTCCTTGTTTGCCGTGACGATCGTCTTTCGTTCGATCGCCCACTCTGGCAACTCTTCCGGCCCGACGCGGAGATCGAGCGGAGGCTTGCCGCCGTTTCGCGTGAGTGCGACTCGGAATCGCGCTGTCTCGATCTTGGGGAGATTCCGCGTTTCCCAAATGAATCGCAGACGCTCGCGCAGGCCTTGCGCGGCCTTGTCGTCAGCCTTCGCAAGATCCGCCAGACGGTCGGCCTCTGCCTGCCGCATTGCCGATCGCGCTTCGAGTTCCGCGATGAGCGAGCAGTATCGATCTACCTTTCCCGTGAGATCCGATTCGAGTTCGCGTTCCCATTCGGCGAGCGCGGCCTCTGCCTGCGGATCGGATACGTCTCCTCCGTTCTCATGGAGGATCGTTTCGAGCGCGGCGAGATCCGCGCTGATGTCGTAGATAGTTCGATTCATTGTGTCTCCATTGCTGCTCGCACCTTGCGAGCGTAGTCAAGTGTACTTTCTTTCTTGTGACCGCGAGGCCCACCGTTGTGAATCCTCGCGACGGTGTCGATCTTCCAGTCTGGTGCGTACCGAGTGAGATACGCAAGGACGACACGCTCGGCGATCTCGCGATTCTTCACGCTCTCGTATCCGAGAGCGCGAAGAGTCGCATCTTTCTCAGTCGCGTCGAGCCAGTAGCCTCGATGGATCTGGTACGCGCCGAGAGCCTTTCCTTTGTCGCCGATCGCTCGATCTGGATCGGCCTCGCCGCCAGTCTCGACCATGCGAATCGCATCGAGAATGGCTCGAGTGTCCGTGCCTTTCGGTGGAGCGATGAGGAGGAGAGTAGAGAGGAGGATCGAAGTCATTTCGAGCCTCGCTTCTTCTCCTCGCGCTCGATTTCATCGATGCGCTTCGCGATTCGCGTGAGTCTCCATTCGATCATCACGATTCCGACGAGGATCGCGACGTACCAGAGGAACGCGAGACAGACGAGGAGATCGCTCATCGCGAGCCTCCGATCGTGAGTGATTCGCGCTTGATCTGCTCAGGACGATTCGTTCGCGAGTAGTGCGCTGGAATTTCAATCGATCCGGTTTGTTCGAGTTCCTGAATCCAAGAACCAGAGCAGGCGCGATCGAGCATCGGATACTCTCCGTGAATGCAGCGGAACGGCTCGCGGATGAGTTCGTTTATCGCGGAGATCGCGAGATCGAGTTCGAGGTCTGAGAGTTCCTTGATGTCGGTTTCGTCTTGCATGATGTGTCTCCTTGTCTGCTCCTCGCTCCATGCGAGGCTCCGGCATACGGCGCGGATTCGAGAGGCCTCTCGCGAGGCCTCTCCGATCCGAGTCGTTCAGCGAATCATTCTGGAAGGATTCCCTTAATCGGATTCGATCCGAATGCTGCGGCGATCTCGCGAGCGATGTCTCTTTCGAGCATTCGCATCGATGTCGAGACGCGAAGTTCTGGATTGATGATTCGCGATTGAATTCCCCAGCGATCCTCTCCATGATGGACGGCGATCAACTCGAAGGTCGAATCGCTAGGAGATATGAGGAAGACGCTAATCATGTTCCGATTTGCGTCGATCGTCATTTTGCATCCGAGTGCATTGACACGATCTGCGAAATAGGTCGTCGCGAGTGATCGTCGAATGTCTGCGAGAATTTGATTGAATGTTGTCATTTGCGTGTCTCCTTTGTTCCTCGCGATCCGTTCGCGAGTCTGGCTCACGGCTCAGATTCGAGGAGCCTCTGAGGAGGCTCCTCCGATCTGAGTCGTTCACTTCTTCGCTTGTGCCATTTCATCCGCGCCAACCGTCCAACATCCAATACCGGCGATTTCGCAGAGACGTTCGCTCGCGTTCTTGATCGCGCGAGAGACGAGATGCGCGGCGGCTGTCGTCTCGTAGTCGCTGCATTCGCAGGCTTGATACTCATATCCGCGAGCAGCAGCGAGGCAAAGTTCCGGTCGATACTTCTGAATGATCGAGGAGAAGTCAGCGTTCAGAAACTCCGGCGAGACTTCAGCCGGAGTCTCGGAGTAGCGATGTCCGACCGATCGCGCGTTCTCCGCGAAGAGCACGCGGCAGGCCTCGCGAGCCTTTGCCTCGTTCGCCATCTTCAGACCGAAAGGCGATTCCGAAACGCTTGCCCAAGCGGCGAGGACGTGAATGGTTTCTGCTGGAACGATGTATGCGCTCATTTGTGTCTCCTTTGTGTTCGAGACTCCGTGCCTCGATGCGATGAGTATACAAGGATTTCGACCAAAGGGAGCGAATCGCTTGAGCATTTACTAAATTTCCTCAAGATTCTAGGTTATCGGGACTCTGTATATCCAAATCGCGGGAAACGGCCCGTACGGGCCTCGGAGCGCGGAATGCCTCGGAAGGCCTCCAGACGGGCCAAACGCCTAGGCGAGCCTTGCGGCGGCCTTTCCTGCCTCGCGGTAGAAAGTCGCCGCTGAGACTGGCCGGAGCGGATTCCGGTCGCGATCCTCGAATCCCTGCCGATCGCGATCGTATCCGGCGAGCGTCCTCCGGCAGACGAGATCCGAGACGGCGAGAATCCAAGGTCGGCTCCATGCACCGAATGCCTCCGGCGGATTCCCCCACCCAAGCGAGCGGAGGTAGTCGACGGCTTCTCCGACTTCGAGCGGATTCGCAGTCTCGATCTCGCGCCGTCGCGAGAGCCAGTCGGCCTCGCAGACTGCCGCGTCTCGGCTCGCAGCGATCGAGCGCATCCGCGCCTCGCGCTCGCGAGCCTCACGTTGTGTGAGTTCCAGACGGCGAACTTTCACATCGGCAAGGAACTCGAAGAACTTCGAAGGGAGGAATCGCGCTCGCGGCCCTCCCCATTGGATCGAGTAGTTCTCAAGCGCGGCCATCGCGACCTCGGCGGATTCCTCCGCGATGCGCGGAAGCGCGAGTGACCACAACTCGCGATCGGTTTCGCCTTTGAAGTAGCGATTCGCTCGCGCAGTAAATCCGGCAAGTTCCTCGCGCGTCATGCCTTGCTTCTTTTGTTCCATTGCGTCTCTCTTTCTCTGGCTCCTGCCAGAGTTTCGCGGCCCTCTCCATAACTACGTTTGACGTACTCCGCTTCCGTTTCCACGAAGGAGAAGAGAAAAGGAGTTACACGTAAGGAGTCGAGCCGGAACACCGAGTGCGTATCTGTGTCGCTTTGCTCGGGTGGGGGGTTATTAGGGGGGAGGGATTTCGATTTGTAAAGGGGGGAAACTTCGAAATTTCCGAAGATTGTCAAAAAGCCTGCCGCGAACTTCTCACGGCAGGCTCGACGAGTGATTCAGAGACGCGATCCGCGATTCGCGAAGACAAGCCGAGAGGCTCGATGCACGAGATCGAATCGGACGCGCTGATCGCACAATTCCCAAGCGAGTTCTCTCCGGCGGATCGTTCGCACCGAGACGCGAAGAGCCTCGGCGAGAATCTCCTTCTTCGGCGTGAGATGTGCAGGCATCAGATCGAGCGGAATCCCGACCTCGACGACCTCGCGGATGTCCTCCTCGATCGAGGTATCCGCCTTGATGATTCGCGCGACATCCAGAGCCTCCGCGACCGAGATCGGACGGAAGATCCTCGGATCTTCCGCCGCGATCCCGATCTGAGATCGAAGGCTCGCCGAGCCGACGATCTCCCCACTCATGGCGCGTCTCCGATGATCTGGACGACCTCGAATCCGCCGTTGGATCGCGCCTTGACGCGGACGCGCGTATTGACGCTGAACGCCTGATTCGCTTCGAGCAATGACGCGATCTCCTCCGAGAAAACGGCGATCGGGAGCGGCTGATCCTCCTGATCGATCCGCCAGACGCGGCGACCTAACTTACTTTCGACCACGCCGATCGGAGATCGTGCAAGGATCGTGATGCAGTCCTCCGCGACCATCTCCGGCTCGGCGACTCGATTCGCGATCGGAGTCGGATTCGTGAGTTCGTCGAGATCCTTCCGGCGTTCCTCGCGTGTTGGCTTCGCGGCCTTCTTCGGCTCAGAGTGGAACTCATGCACCGAGACAGCCTGCGCTCCGGCGATCGAGTCGACCTCGGTTTCATCGAGGACGGCAAGGCCGCAGATCGAAAGCGTGGCGCGTCTCTTTGCCTTCGTCTCAGCCTTCATGTGAGCATTCGAGAGATTCTCGCCTTTCAATCCGGCGAGGCTGACCGAGCCAGTCGAGATATCTTCGCGGCCTGTCCGCTCGGTCACGGCGACCGTGACGGTCAGGATGTCGCCGATGATCTCGCGCTCCATGCGGACAACCGAAACGCCGTGAATCGAGCGCAACTGCTCGGTGCAGGATTTCGTCGCGTACAGAACCGTCTTCCCCGAGAGCGTGAGATACTGAAACGGCTGAGTGAGCGGATTCAGGCCGAGCGAATCGCAGACGGCGCGATACAGCGCGATGCGCTGCTCCGGCCCGAGTTTGCCGATGTCGCCTGCGGCTATGTAGGCTTCGAGAGCCTTTGTTCCGGCAATGGCGAGTTGAGAACTGGCCGTCTTCGCGGCCTCCGATACGATCAATGATGTCATTTGTGTCTCCTGTTTCTGCGGACACCGTGTCCGCTTGCGGACACTATATCGGAAGAATGAAGGAGATGTCGAGAAAAAATCCGAGAGGCCTGCACAAACTCGAATCTCGGCGCGTCCAAGCCCACGTCGAGACGGTGCTTTCATTCGCAGTCACGCGAGGGAACTCCGATCGAGCCGCGCTCCGATGCCGCTCGATCCTCTCGCCGACTTGGGAAGCCCTCGACCTCTACACACTCGCCGTCGATCTCGCCGAGGAAGACGATCTCCGCTTCCTCGTCGCGCAAGCGAGAGCAGCGATCCTCGGAGATCTTATCAGGCGATCAGAGAATCAGCGATCGTCTCGGTGCCGAGATAGTTCGCAGGAAGGCTCAAGCCCTTCCCGTACATATCGAACAAGCGATCGAACGCCGTAGCAAACGCGCCTTCTCCGTTGTTCGTGAATGTGTATCGAGCGTTGTCGTCTGCGCTCCAGTTCGTCGAGCCTGCAACGATCGCAAGCGAAGGCCCACCATTTGCAATCGGCATCATCTCGGCGAGAACGATTTCATCGATGTAGACAGCATCCGTCGCGATGGCCGTCGTCGTCTCGACGTGGAAATACAACTCACTCGGCACGATGCGCGGAGAGCGCAACTGCGTTGCATAGATCGCATACGAAGTAGTTGTCGACGCGATTGATTGAGAGAACAAGAAACTTCCGCCGTCGATGATATTTCCAGAAGCGTCCTTCACCGAGAGACGAAGCGTTCCGGTTGCCGTCGTGTCCTTCTTGATCGCGACGGCGAGAATGTACGGTCGATCCGGCGTAAGCCTTCCGAGAGTTCCGTCGAAGTCTGCGAGCCTCTGGCGGATATTGAACGTCGATCCTGTCACCGCGAGTTTGATCGCGTTCGATCCTCGGAAGACATTCGCTGCCGTCGTCTCCGTAAGAAACTCTGTGCCTGCTGCTCCACTCACGACCGTGAAGCGATCAGAAAGATTCGAGGTCTGATCCTCGAAGTCGGAATTGTGGAGGATGTTCTGTCCGGGGATTCCGTTGTCGACGCTCGCGCAAGCAGTCGTCAAACGCATGAGCGTTCCGCTTCCGCCGGGGAATCGGTAATCGAGGCCTTGGTACGAAGGCTGTCCGCGAATCTCGAAGATCTCAGAGCCGCGCGAGATCGCGCCAGACGTTGCATCTTGAACGCATCGCGCTTCGAGAACTTCCGTGCGAATGTTCGGCCAGTCGGCAGTCGAGCCTAGCAGAATGTTCGGAGCCTCGAATAAATAGTAGAACTTGCCGTTGCCGTTGTTCGATCCTCCAACAGAAAGAGCCGACTTCGAGATCGTCGTTCCGTCGATCGATTGCGCGTCGACATCCATCTGGCGAATCAGCCAGATGAGCGCGTCGCGGATGTCCTTTCGAACCATTGTGTTCGTTGCCGCCGGATCGCTAGCCTCATCGAAGCACATCTCAAGAATCGTTCGCTCTGCCGCCGCGCGAACGTCGTTCAGCACGTTTCCCGATTCCGCGATTCGCGCCTCGATATTGCCGGAGAGAACGTCGATCATCCAAGCATCAGCCGATGAGTACTCAGCCTGCACGTTGGCAAGGAGCGTCTTCAGATTGTTCTGATGCGCTCGAACTTGATCCATCATGTAAACAAGCGCACCGAGTCGCGGGAAGAGTCCGTCCGTGCCTGTATAGGTAAATGCCATGCTATTTCTCCTTCGGAGTATCGGAGAATGGAACTGCCGCGTTCAGCGCGGCGCGACGTGCGGCGCATCCTCCACATCCGCCAGTCACAGTATCGACGGCCTTCGCGATTCCCGTCGCCGTTGTGATCGAGTGAACTACATCGCCAAGGCCTCGCGGCCTGCCTCGATACTTCGAGCAACTCGCGCACTTCTCTGGATTCGTTGGGCCTGCGAGGATCGGATGCTCGCAGATGTCGCCGCTGATTCGAAGGAAGAAGCAACCGTCAGCCATAAATCACCGAGCAAGATTTTGTCGCTTCGTTGCGTACTGAAATTTCACAAGCAGTTCCCTCATTCACCGTCTGACCGGGGAATGAATCGCATCCTTGCCATCCGAAGGAAATTCCATTTCCGAAGCAATCCACACCGAAGCATTCATACGCATTTCCCGCGATTCCTCCTCCGAATGGATTGCAACGCAACTCGGGACAAGTAGAGACGGAGTAACCCATGCAAGCGGGAATCGGATTGCCGTTCAGGCAGATCGTATTTAGCGCGAATGTTGGGTCATAGCATGGATGCGGAGGGCATGGAACGCCATTCCCTCCGAGTACTTCGCCGCCTGTCGCGTAGCCATTCGAGAACGTCGATGAATCAAGGCAAGCACTTTCTCCCGTAACACTAAAACCAAAACCATTCAACAAAGCCACGTTTGGAGTGCTTGTGATCGTCTCCGGCCCACAAAGAGAGAATGTCTCGTTGTTGCCATTTCTTTCTGTGAGAGTTCCAAGCACATTGGAGCCAATCGAGACGGCAAGGACATACGCAGGCCTCTGTACAACTGCCGAAGGTGGAGCAGGACAGAGATCAATACAGTTGATGACGACCGATCCATTTGGAAGAGGGCCGGAATAGACCCAGTCATATGAGTTGCAATTGACGAAGGAATTGCATGGAGGACACTCATACGGATTCGGCTGTCCCGGACAGATGACACCGGGAACCGGGCTTCTTCCTTCGAGCGCAACACTTTCAACTCGCGCAAGCAAAGTGCCTCCGCTTGATTGCATGAATGTAGCGAATGGCAATCCCGGTATCGAATTCCGGATCATCGTCGTCGTGATCGAAACGGAAACGAGATATCTCTCGACTTCCGTCGCGCCTGCGAACGTTGATTTTCGAGTCACATAGTTGATCTCGATAGGCTTCGATGCGTCAGGAAAGCAGCACGAGACAGATCCGCCACAGCAACAAGCGGTACAGGCCGCGTCGACGCTCACTCTTCGACTCCGTGAATCTGGATGACGATCGCGCTCGCCGTATCCGATCGAATCGCGATCCGATCTCCGGCGTTCAAATACCGAATCGAGTCATCGAGGAGTGTGGCATTCCCTCGAAGCGGATTATCGTAGTACACAGCATTCGAAGACGCGATGGATTCATTCGCGCCGACAACGTGCAAACGGAAAGTCGCCGTCGTCGTCGCGACATTGCAAACGCTCATCGACTCGATGCGAAGCGTCTTTCCTGCCGGAACTTCATAGACGACGAGAGTCGATGTCTTCGCGAGCGCGGAGACGATTCGCCTTCGTTCGTTGAAGCGCGTCATCGAGTTGATGGTTGAAGGTATCGCGCTCATGTGCAAGTGAAGGCATATCCATTCGGTACAGAGAAGACGAATCCGCCGAGAGTTTCCGTGCAGACGACAATCGTGTCGTTCTTAATCGGCTGACGAGTCGCAGTCGATCCAGCGACGTGAATCGTTCCAACTCCGATGTTTCGATTCGCCACGCTATCGACTGCTTCTTCGCATCCGTTCAATGCCTGAAATGATCCGACTCCAGTCGCCGTATACGTTCCTGCGGCAAGCGTATTGACTCGAACGTCGGTCAGCGTGTAGAGCCATCTCGTATTCGCCGTGATCTGCGTCGATGCTGTGATTCGTCCGGCGCGAACTCCTGCGGCAGAAGAAACTCCGGCGCACTCTCGGAAATAGAGTTTTCCATTATGAGCAATGTGTCCAAGCACCGGAACAATCGTGCCGATTGCGGAGCAAGGAAAGACGATCGGTGCGCCGTATGTATCTCCCGAGACTGCCGAAGTCACGCCGCCAGATACGGCGGTGTATGAATTCGAACCGACAGTCGAGAGCGCGACTTCTTGGAAACTTCCCTTGATTGCGTTTCCGCTTCCGCTTTGTCCCGTGATCCGAACAAGGATCACTCGGCCAAGAACTGGCCCGGATGCTGCGACGAGCGCAGGATTCCCATCCAGTCTCTCGATGCGCTCGAACGCCTCGTTGAGATGATGGAATTCGAGTTTGCCGACTTGGCCTGCGGTGAACTTTGGAAGAGTCATCAGTCCGCCAGAATGTAGTACTGAAGCGCAACGCTCGCCGTATTCGCTCGCGCGGTCGGAGTGTTTGTACCGAGCCTACAGATCGCGGCCTCTCCTGCTTTCAACTTGAGGAACGCGACAAACGATCCACCAGTTCCAGTTCCGATCTCGACGAAGTTGGTCGGGCCTGTGTTCTTAAAGTATGCATAGCCTGCGGACGAGACGCTTCCCATCGCAAGCGCGGCAGCGGTCGTCGTTACGGTTGCCGCGCCGCCGACTGCCGTCGTTCCCGTGAGATCGACGAAGAGCGTTCCGGGATTCTCTGTGTGATTCAGATCTCCCTTGAGAGTTGAGATCTTGAGATTGACCGTGATCTCGCGAGCCATTAGAAATTCTCCGAAAGAAGATTGAAGTCTGCGAAGTTCGGGAAAGGCTGAACGAGATCGACCTTGTCTGCTCTGAATATTCCTTGAGCGTCTGCGACTGGCTCGACAATGCCGAGTTGATTTCGCCTCGGGCTTTGGATCATGTGCAGGAACTCGTCCTGTCTAAACTTGTGCGTGATCGAGAACTTCTCAAGGCCGATCCGCGATGCATTCGCGCCGAGATAGAGAACTTGCCCGATCGGTGCGCCTTGGAAAATCGTTGAATTGCGACGGCCTCGCGCCTGCCGAATCCTCAGCGATCGCTCGGGGAAACTCGCCGCAGAGACGGTTTCCGTAATCGTGATATCGCTCATGCGAACGAGAATCGAGAGAGGCACTCCGGCCTTGTCGATTGGAGTTCCCAAGCAATTCTCTCCGGTCGCCGTTCCATTCGTTGGAATCTGAGGATTGAGTCTCCACGCATCGCGAAACTCGGAAGCGTAGTCAATCGT